GGAATCAGTGGTCCATTAAAGAAAAAACTGTGGCCATGGTTGAAGATACCACGACTTATAATATCGACAGTACCAATAGCACAGCTCCGATTGACGTATTAGACGTGTTTATCCGAGAAACCATCAATTCGGAAAACACCGACATACCAATGACCAGGTTGAGTAGAGCTGAATATTCACACATCACAACAAAATCGACGACCGGGAAGCCGAATCAATTTTTTGTAAACAAACAGCTGACACCTACGATTTCTGTATGGCCAGCTCCAGATGAAAGCAGTAAGTACACTATTCACATGAACGTGCTCACGAGGATGGACGACGCGGATGCTGGCGCAAACACCATGGATATGCCTTTTCGTTTTTATCCGTGTTTAGCAGCTGGTTTGGCTTATTACATATCGTTAAAAAGAGCTCCGGAAAGGACACAAATGTTGAAATCGTTGTATGAAGATGAATTTGCTAGAGCATTGGCACAAGACGAAGACAGAGCTTCTTTTAAAGTATCACCGAACTTGAGGAGCTATAACAACGCATAATGGCTTTTGCTTCTGGAAAATACTCTTACGGAATCTGCGACATAAGCGGTTTCAGATACAAGCTCAAAGACATGAGAAAAACTTGGGATGGTTTGCTTGTGGGACCAGATCAATGGAGTCCAAAACATCCACAGCTTATGCCAAAACCTTCGCCACAAGATCCACAGGCTATCAAAAATGCTAGGCCAGATGTAGATGAGGACAACACAAAGTTTTTGGTTTATACAAATGTGGGCGACGGCAAGTTAGGCTCTGTGCTGGACACATTTTCTGTGACAACAAGCGTCGGTGAGGTTACAGTAACGACATGAGTTTTACCTACGCAACATTAAAAACAGCAATTCAAGATTATCTTGAGGTTTCTGAGTCCACTTTCACTACACAATTACCGACTTTTATCAAAGAGTCTGAGGATCGTATATTCTCTTTTGTGCAGCTCCCGGAGCAAAGAAAGAATGTCCAGGGCACATTGACAACAGGAAATCGTTTTTTAGCAACACCAACTGATTTTTATGCGCCGATGAGTTTGGCTATTATCAGCTCAAGTACATACGATTATTTAGATTTCAAACACCCTTCATTTATTAAAGAATATTCTTCGGGCACGACTCGTGCGACGCCTAAGTATTACTCTTTATTTGACGAAGCAGCTTTTGAGGTGTCTCCGCTTCCAGATGCGGATTACACTGTTGAGCTGCATTATTTAAACAAACCAAATTCCCTCACAGATGGTAGTGACAGCGGTACAACATTTTTATCAACGGATTATCCGGATGCTTTGTTGTATGGCTCTTTAGTGGAAGGTGCAATCTTTTTAAAAGAACCCGCCGATGTCGTTGCCCAGCTCGAGGGCAGATTTAAGGAGGCGGTAGGTAGAATGAAAAATACCTCAGAAGGTCGTGGCACCCGCGACGAGTATCGATACGATTCAGTCCGCTCTAATGTGAGCTGATGGATCGCATAGAGTCACTAGAAGGCAAAAGAGTAGCAATAGTCGGATTAGGGATTTCCCAGGTTGATTTTGCTATCGGCTTGCAAAACGGAAGAGAATGGGATGAAATTTGGTGCATCAACTCAGCTGCGGCCACATACCCATGCGATAGAATTTTTATGCTGGATCCAGCAAGCAGATTTTATGATTCGGACGATGCCGGGAAACAAACTTCGGTTATGTGTCGCTTACTTGACGAAACTGAAAAGCCAGTTTACACATGCGAGCTCGATCCCAGAATAAAGAATCCAGTCTTATACCCGGTTGAAGAAGTCTGCAACGACACAAAATGTGCATACTTGAATACGACTGTGGCTTACACAATCGCATTTGCTTTATGGAATAAGGTTGGGAGGATCGATCTTTATGGCATTGATTTTTCATACAAAGAAAACATGCACTTTGCGGAGGCTGGAAGGGCTTGTGTAGAGTTTTGGATCAGTAAATGTATGAGTGCTGACATTTTAGTGGGAATCAGCGGTAGATCCACAGTTTTAGACTCAAATGTTCCGGCCACAGAAAAACTTTATGGTTTTCATAGACTTGATAAACCTTTGGTTGCCGTACCACACGAGGGCAAGTTTATCATTGGTCCATTCGATGAAATCAATGACAAGCTCGGAGAGCTCGGATTAAAAATAAATGAAGACGTAGTGCCACCAGAGCCATACAAAGGATAAATATGAGCGTAGAAGGTGATTTTGTATTAGGTAAAGTGTCTGTGTCAACGACAGAGAACAAAGGCCATGATCCAGAATTTTGGGCTGCACAGGCCACAAAAAAAATATGCGATTTGTCTGATAATGCGCCCGATCATGTAAAACAACAAGCTCGTGCTTTTCAAAACCAAGTTTATACTGTAATCTTGTATACTATAAAGAACGCGATTAAGTCGCAAAATGTGACTTATGCTAATTTATTAAAAGAGCAAGGCCATGAAGACATGGCTAAAATATTGAGGGAACTATAATGGCAATTACATCTGCAATATGCACAAGTTTTAAACAAGAGCTTTTGGTTGGAACGCACAATTTTACCAATTCGAGTGGAAACAGCTTCAAATTGGCTTTATATACAAGCTCGGCCACACTAGGAGCTGGCACGACTGCTTATGTGACAACAGGTGAAGCGACTGGAACAAACTACACCGCTGCTGGATCAGCTTTAACGAATGTGACACCAACAACGTCTAGTACGACTGCTTTCTGTGATTTTGCAGATTTGACGTTCAGCAATGCAACAGTCACGGCCAGAGGATGTTTAATTTACAACGATACACAATCAGATAAAGCTGTTTGTGCGATTGACTTTGGTGGTGATAAAACGTCCACAGCTGGTGACTTTACAGTTGTTTTTCCAACTGCGGATGCCTCAAACGCGATTATTCGTTTGGCATAAGGTCAACAAGGAATGTTAGAATCTAACAATGCCTCTGACCAAGTTAAATTTTAAGCCGGGAATAAACAAAGAAGAAACCGATTACTCAAACGAAGGCGGTTGGGTTGACGGCGACAAAATTCGTTTCCGCAAAGGCCGCGCAGAAAAGATTGGTGGCTGGGAAAAATATTCTTCCGATACTTTAATTGGCTCTGCTAGAGCTTTGCACTCTTGGATATCATTGGGCGGAGCTAAATATTTAGGTATCGGCACCACAAACAAGTATTACATTGAAGAAGGTGGAACATACAACGATGTAACGCCTATCCGTAAAGACACGACCAATGCAGCTACATTCGCTGCGACCGACGGGGAATCTACTCTTACTGTTACAGATGCGAGTCATGGAGCTGTCGCTGGTGATTTTGTTACCTTTAGTAGCGCCGTAGCATTAGGCGTAAGTGGTAATATTACAGCTGCGGTTTTGAACCAAGAATATCAAATAAACCTGGTCACAGGCACCAACACATACGAAATAACGGCCAAAGACACTTCTGGAGCGACAGTAACCGCCAATGCAAATGATTCTGGCAATGGTGGATCTGCTACAGATGCAGCATACCAGGTTAATTCTGGTTTGGATGTTTATGTGCAATCTACAGGTTGGGGTGTTGATACTTGGGGAGCTGGTGGTTTTGGATCATCCACTAGTTTATCAAACACAAATCAATTAAGGCTTTGGACACACGATAATTTCGGTGAGAATTTAATCATAAATCCTCGTGGTGGCGACATTTATCGTTGGGTTGAGAATGACGGCTTGAGCACCAGAGCAGTAAAATTGTCCTCTGTTTCTGGTGCAAACTTGGTGCCCACTCAAGGTTTGCAAGTGATTACCTCAGAAACCGACAGACATTTGATAGTATTGGGTGCTGATCCGATTAGTGGGAGCTCCAGAACAGGAACCATTGATCCAATGTTGGTGGCATTTAGTGACCAAGAAAACGAACTTGAGTTTGAACCATTGACTACAAATACGGCTGGATCTTTACGTTTATCTTCTGGTTCATCGATTGTTGGCGGCCTAAAAGCAAGACAAGAAATTCTTATTTGGACCGATACATCTTTATATTCGATGAACTTTATTGGGCCGCCACTGACTTTTGCAATGAATTTGATAAACGAAGGCGCTGGATTGATTGGACCAAAGGCAGCGGTGAACTCGGCGAAAGGCGTATTTTACATGTCTAAAAAAGGGTTTTACTTTTACAATGGCGCAGTACAAAAATTGCCGTGTTCTGTCCAAGACTATGTTTTTGGTGATTTGGATGAAGGCCAAGCATATAAGTGCTTTGCTGGGCTAAACGAAGAGTTTTCAGAAGTTTGGTTTTTTTATCCATCTTTGACAGATAGCGGAACGGAAATATCCAGGTATGTCATTTACAATTATGAAGAAAATTTGTGGAGCATCGGATCTTTGGAGAGATATGCTTGGTTATCAGCTGGCGTGTTCAATAAACCTTTATCGGCTGGAGAAGCCTCGTCAACTAAATACATTTATGAGCATGAAAAAGGATTCAACAATGATACGAGCGCAATGGATGGTGTTTTTATTGAATCTGCCGACATTGATATATCGGATGGCGATAGATTTGCATTTTTGAAACGTATTCTGCCGGACATACTTTTTGTCAATGACACCGGAACCAGTCAAAATGCTGCCGTGAATATCGTTGTAAAACGAAGAGACTTTAGTAATCAAACACTCACAACAGACTCAACCACGCAGATTACATCCAGCACCACTTACGGATCATTGAGATCCAGGGGCAGACAATTTGTCTTTAGGTTTGAGTCCGACGATGATAACGCAGAAACAGACAGAAAAAACTATAAATGGAGATTGGGTAGCACAAGAGTAGAAATACAGCCGTCGGGGAGAAGGTAAATGAGTAAGTTATTACCAACCAGGCTACCAATCGCAGATGGTCAGAGTGTAACAGCAGATACTTTCAATCGTTTGGTAAGAATTTTAGAGATTAACCTGGGCGCAGTCGATCCAGATAGAATAAAAATTTATAATTCGACCGAGATTAGTGAATTGCAATTTGCTACTGGAGCGATTATATTTAATTCTACAGTAGAGGTACACCAAGCCTTTGATGGAACAGAGTTTAGAAATCTGTATGAACATCAAACATACTTGACTGGATTATCTGCTACAATGAGTTTAGGTAGTGTCACAGTGAGCATAACATGAGTGCACTTGAAGACAGTTTAAGAAAAGTTTATAAATTACCGAGCGTGACAACTGAGAGCACGAGAGGAATGAGCGTCATGCCAAATGATGCAGACAGCCTTAGACGTAGGTTTCGTGGCAAAACAGGTGCTTTAACTACAAAACAGGAAATAGGCGATGAAATGAGGTCTATGACTGGTGCCCAAATGACAGAAGATGAAGAAAGATTTTTGTTTGATGCCTTGCAAGGTGCAAAAGGCACTATGACAGATAAAGAAGTCTCAAGGTTACTCCCAAGCGACCAAGATCCCATGGATGAGATGGATGAGGAAACTAGGCAAAGATTGGACGAATTGCTTGGCAAGGCCGCAGCTCAACAAATGGCACCAATGGCACCATTGGCAGAACAGCTCAGAGCAGCTGGTACCGGAGAAGACACAGCATTGGCGCACTTACGACCTGGCGAGATAGTAATACCGCCCGAGTTTATGGAAGACGACGAGTTTGAAGGCGCATTAGAAAGAAAATTCAGAGAGTTTAACATCAACCCAGAAGAAGCCGTGGTCGGCATGGGTATTGCAAGTCTAAACCCACAAACAGGCCTAGAACAGTTTGGTTTCTTCAAAAAGATATTCAAAGGCATTAAGAAAGTCGTTAAGAAAGTTGCGCCAGTAGCTATGTTGATACCCGGTGTTGGCACAGCATTGGGCGGTGTTTTAGGCGGCATTGGTGGCTTGGCTACAAAAATACCTGGCATCGGTGGAGCTCTTGGTAAAGTCGGAGGCGTGATTGGTAAAGGACTCAAAGGTATAGCTGGTCTGAACATACCCGGCATATCTTCTATCGCTGGAGGCGTAAGTGGCGGTTTTGGTGGTATACCGGGTGCATTGACTACAAAAGCTGGGCTTTTTGGTGGCGGTCCATTTGGACAAGCTGGAACATT